GTTTGAAGCGCACAACATCAATACCATATGACAGCTTGAAGCAATGACAGCCAATGAATTGAAGAGGCTAAAAGGACCACGTCCGTGTCGAGCCCCCCGCCCTCTTGGTCTACGGCAAGTACGACATGTGCAAGAAGTGCTCGCTTCACTGGGTCTGAAACTCAAGGGAGACTCGTGACAAGATCCTTCTACAAAGGAACTCACGGAATGAGCTACACACGAACGTATCGTTCGTGGAAAATGATGTTGAGCCGCGTTCGTGGCTCATCGGACGCTCGACATAGAAGAGACTACCTAGGCATTAAAGTGTGCGACAGATGGTTGAGTTTCGAGAACTTCCTGGCGGATATGGGGCCACGTCCACCTAATAAGACCATCGATCGGTTTCCTGACAATAAAGGCAACTACGAACCTGGAAATTGTAGGTGGGCGACTCCAGCAGAACAGCAACGTAATACACGACGAACGGTGATGATGACGTATGCTGGCATCACTCTATGTAAGGAGGATTGGGCGAAGTATATCGGAATATCGATCAACGGACTACACAAGAGGCTGAAACGGATGACGGTTGAGGACGCATTATCGTACAGCGGGTACAGTAGAAATGGACACAAGTAATGCGTGTCTACTTGTTTGAGACTAAGACCACGTCTGAGGACCTAGCAGGAGGCTCTACGTTCTGGAAGCGAACCATTCTGGACCCACAGCTCTCGCTGTACTTCCCGGCTCTTCAGGCGCTTGGCTACGATCCGTACGGCTGTGTGTACGACGCACTAAGGAAGCCGGATCTGATCCCTGGAACTGTTCCTGTGCTCGATAGCGATGGGCTCAAGATCGTGATCGACACGAGCGGGGAGCGAATGCTTACCAAGAGTGGCAAGAGGTGGCGTCAATGCCCTAGCTCCAAGTACGGATTAGTTCTCAAGACGATACCGGAGACGCCAGAAGCGTACGGACGACGGTGTCTTGACGCCATCGCAGAGCATCCGGATCGCTACTACGCGCGTGGAGTTGTCGTTCGTCTGGAGCAAGAGACTCGGGATGCAGCAGCCGACACATGGAACACGGCGGGGCAGATGCGAGACGCCAAGCGTCTCAACATCTACCCTCGCAACCCAGACTCCTGTATCGCGTGGAGTCGCGAATGCGACTACTTGGATGTGTGTTCGAAGATGGCTGCCATCGACGATCCGATACGGTTTCAACACGAGGAAGCGCATGTTGAGTTGGATCCTGGAGAGGGCGGCGTGTCGGACGACCTCAGCCTGCTCACGCAAAGCTCGATGCGGTGCTACCGATCGTGTCCTCGCAAGTTCTACTACCGGTACGTGATGCGACAGCGACCTCGCAGGAAGGCCAGCACGCTGTCGACTGGCAGCAGCATCCATGAGGCGCTCGAGGTGTACCGCAAAACCGGCGGCGACTTCGAGGCTGCTAGGCGTGCTCTCAAGACCGAAGATCCGTTCGTCCGTGCGAAGGAGGACGCGATGGTCACCGGCTACGCAGCACGCTGGGGAACGCCGGCCGGGATCGTAAAGGTCGAGCACCAGTTCAGGCTGAAATTGATCAACCCGGACACAGGCGCTGCATCCAAGACTTTTTCACTCGGCGGCAAGGTGGACGCGATTGTTGCGGTCGAGGCTGTGAGCGAACTGATGAATCCGGCAGACGTCGGAACGGGGGCAAAGTGTGAGAATGAAGTTATGAAAGGAGACACTGCATGATCGATTTGAAGCGTGTAAGTAACGGCAGACAGGCACAAGAGCCTCGTGTGCTCATCTACGGTGGAGACGGAGTCGGTAAGACGCGCTGGGCAGCTGGTGCACCCGATCCGTTTTTCATTGACGTCAATAAGGGCAGCTATGCGTACGACGTCAAGCGCGTAGTACCAGAGACTTGGAGCGAGGTGATCGAATGGATCGGTGCCGTCGAGTCTGGAACCATCAAGTGCAAGACACTGGTTCTGGACTCGGTCAGCGATCTCGAGCACCTCGGTAACGCCGAATTCTTCCCAGGGAGCACCATCGACAAGTGGGACGGCGGGTACGGACGAGGGGAGGGGTTCGCAATCACCCGCTGGAGGGAGCTAGTTTCGGCCTTGGAGCGCGTATGGAACAGTGGTAAGGCCATCATCCTGATCGCGCACATGCAGGTGAAGAGGTTCGAAGATCCGGCCGGACCTGGCTACGAAAGGTACCAGGTTGCGGCCAGGGAGAGGATCGCTGGACTTCTACGCCAGAACGTAGACTACGTCCTATTCGCCAAGGAGGAGATCGCTCAGCAGAAGGTCGCCGGTGGCGACATCAAGATGGTCACGAACGGCACTCGATGGGTTCACACCCAACGCTCTCCAGCCTTCGACGCCAAGGCTCGCGGCACAACGCTTTTCCCTGAGCGAGTCCTGCTCTCATGGGACGCTTTTGCGCAGGCTCGATCCCAGGACAAGGAGCGAGACGAGCAGATGCGCAAGGAGATCGACGTGATTCTCAAGGAGATCGGCGACAAGAAGCTCGACGAGATGGTGCGCGAGTACCTTCGCGCCAATCCTGGCATGGTCGTCGAGGCGCGCAACCGAGTAGCAGCGCGCCTCGAAGAGGTTCGCGCAACGGCAACGAAGCCGGCTGCGACAGCAAGTGTGTAAGAAAGGAGACTGAGAGATGAATAGTGGCATGTACAAGGCGAGAGCAATCAAGGAAACGTACACCCTAGGGGAAACCCACAACAATAACCTGGAGGTGTCTGTGACACTGGACATCAAGAGTCCAGTCGAAGGAGGTGCTTCGGAGCAGATGACGACCTTCCTCTACTTCAACGGAGGCGCAGCCAAGATCTCGTTCGATCGTCTGCACGCACTCGGCTGGAAGGGTCAGGGAGTCGACGATATCGACAATCCGGATGGTATCGGAGACAACGAAGTCGATGTCAAGGTCACGGGTCCGCAGAACTACACGGCGTCGGACGGGACCACGAAGATGGGATCTGCCAAGGTCGAGATCATGACCGGAGGCGGCCGAGGCACGAACGCGAAGCCGATCGACGCTTCGACCTTCAAGGCGAGGCTCAAGGCTCTACTGGGGGGCGGCGGTCCTGCACCTTCCGGCGGAGCGTCTCCTACGCAGACCGGCAAAGGAAGTCCTCCACCGTTCTGAAAAGCAGTAAACGAAGTGTCAACGAGGTGAACGAAAATGACCAAGAAGAAGGAAGTGAAACTCAAGAAGAAGGAAGTGAAGTTCAAGGAGTACAAGGACCTCAAGTCCCTGCTGAAGGACACCTTGCCGAAGGGGTCGAAGTTCGAGTTCTATTACAATGAACTCACGTTTTTAGTGACGCCGAAGCAGCCCAAGAACGGTGACGGCATCGACGATCACTTCTTCCTGCAGATGTCGATGGAAGAGGCGGTGCGACAGCTTCTCAAGCTCGTCGGCTGCAAGGTAAAGGAGGCGCAGTAGTTCGGAACGTCGGGGGTCCGGTTTGAAGCCGGACCTCCGGCGGCTTACTTGAGGGAGGACCATGTCCGGCCAAGATAGCTACGAGAAGGGTAAAGCGTTCGAGCAGCAGGTCGCCAGCTTCATGCAGAGTTGCGGCTGGAAGACGACGCTTGGACGGCACTTCTACGGCAAGATCGCTGTCAGAAGTCACGACTGTGACATCTTCGCTAAGAGGACGAGTGCTCGTAAGATTTTCGCGGCCGTTCTTAGCTTTCTGTACTTCGGTGTTGGAGTTGCCTACTGGTGCAATTCACTCACTCCGTACCTTCAGAGTGTTTGCTGGTCACTCAACGTGTTAGCACCACTCAGTCTTCTGGTGGGTGTTCTGGCGGTAAAGAACAGTACGGAGTGCGTGTGGATCGAATGCAAGAACTTGCAGCAGTCGATCAAGCGTGACCTGGTCATCAAGCTCAACAGCCAGTTCAGGGACGCAGTAAATGCGGGGTCGCTGCCCAAGTTCTGTCGTCGCAGCTGCTGGCTCGTGTCAACGTCTAGGTTCGACGAGGATGCGATTGCGCATGCGAAGGCGCATGGGGTGAGTTGCTACAGGGCGATCGATCTTGGAAGTCGCAAGATGGCGCTACGCGAGATCAATTTGACTACGGGAGACCTATGACAAGACATTCGTGGGCTCATCGACGAGGCCGTCCGTCGCTATCCAGGCGTCGACCTGACCTTGTAGAAAAGGTCCGGCAGCGTGACAACGATCGCTGCGTGTACTGCGGGAATCTAGCGGATTCGTTCGACCATCTCTGTCCTCGGTCCAAGGGAGGTCGGGACACACGTAC